TCTTTATAACTTACAAGTCTATTTTGACTTGCATATTGTAATGGTGCACCATATTTGATTTTATCTACAGTTTCTCTTTCAGATCCACCGTTTGCTGCTGAAATCGGTTGTACTACAAATTCAGTCAAAAGTTCAGCGTTACTGTCAGTCAACGTTGCTGCTGCTACAAAATTATTAGCTTTGTTTGCAGCAGTACCATTCGTAACAAGATATGTCGCAGTTACAATCGCGCCATCAGGCAATGATTTACCCAAAACATCATCGCCAAAATAGATTTGAAATTTTCCCGATCTCGACTCTTGCAAGAAATAGACTTCAGAAGTTGCATTAACTTCCGTAACATCTAATGCAAGTTGATATGTTGAAATTGCAGTATTTGATACTGAAGGCGAAACAGTTACAGTCAATGTTGATGTATCAATATTAACATCAGGTAGAGTAAAGATTTGTTTCGGATTACTTTGATTGTCGTGAACGAAACGATAAGAATTTAAAATGCCTTCATTAATTACTAAATTTTCGAAAGTGTAATTTGTGTTCGATTTTGTAACTGTAGTGTCATTAAGAACGATAAAGTTATATACAACACCATCAATTTGATTTGAAAGAAAACGAAAGCCCTTGGGTATAATTAAGGTTCCAGTTGTTACATTATCTGTTTGAACAGTAAAATTAATTGTAGCCGAAGCTGATTTTCTTGAAAATGGTGTGTAGCCCAAAGTTTTGGCGTGAGAGACGACAGAATCACGAAGAAGTGCCGTGTCCAAGAAAGACTCATTTGCAATCATATTTAAATAATATGCATTGTAGTGAGTATTATATGCCAACAAATCAATCAGAACAGAAAGACCAGCACCGTCAAAGTCGTAGTCTGTAAATTCTGCTTGTTGCTTTAAAAATGCTTTTAGATTAGTTTTGATCGTATCAAAATCTAACTCTGTAACTCTTAAACGATCTGCCATTTATCGTACTCGTTCTAAAAAGAAATTTATAGTAATTGGATCTGTAAGATTGACGACGAAAAATTCAAGTTCGACACCATATTGATTTTCGTCTGGTCTAGGAACAGCAGTAACCCTAGAAACACTCACTCTAGGTTCAAAATTTAAAATAGTTTCTTCAATTGCTCTTTCTAATTGAGCCGCAATGATTGTATCGACATTTTCGAACAACAATCTGCGAACATTACTTCCAATTTCTGGCTGAAACGGTCTTTCGTAAAAGTTTGTTAAAACGAGATTTTTTACGGAATTTATAATTGCGTACTCGTTTTTATGGACATTTATGTCTTTTCGAATCGGATGAATATTAAAATTCAGATCCAAATCTACAAATGTTCTAGACGTTTCTATTGTTTTTAAAGTTGCCATGTTCTATTTATTCATCCTCCGGCGAAAACATCTTCGGATCCAGTTGCTGTTAAAGATCCACAAGCAACCAAATCTCCAATTCTCCCAAGTTCTCTGCCATTAACAAATACAGTCGAACTACCTGTCGCTAAAACGCTACTATGCTTACAATGGACCGCCCAAGAATCACCAGTTCTATGTGCGCCCCTATTATTAACGTAAACATCGGTTGATGCTGAAATATTTGGTCTAGGTTCACAGGTATTGTGCCCAGTACAAATATCACCATATCTATGGACAGCAGGCATCAAACATCTCCTGGTAATGGTGTTGGATTGTTAATTTCTGCTATCATGTTATCCAAACCACCAGAAGTCTTAAGTGTCGATACTACGATAGCTCTTTCCTGTTCTGCTGATAGTGGACCCGCATCTTGTTGACTTTGTTTAACAACAAAACCAATATCATTATTCGATCCTCTATAATTAATATTGTTCATATACGCATCAACATGGGTCAACGCTATATTGATTCCTGTAGTATCCGATTCTATATCGACAAAAACATTGTAGGTGTTCAACAAAACATTGTGTGTATTTTGAAGAACAGACTGCGTATTTTGAAAAACAACCTGAGTATTTTGTAGAATATTTTTTGTATCATTCAATACGACATATGTGTTTTGTAAAATAGAATTTGTATTAATTACATTTTGATTTAATGCAGTTAGTTGACCGAAAATATTGTTTGCCGTGATAGCAAGTCTTTCAAAAATATTACTATAATCTACAGCAATCGACAATACTACGGCATTTCCGACGTTTGAATTCGCACCATCAGTCTCATATGCAATTACAATATTTGCAGTATTTGAGGCTGAAGTTGCTAAATTAATACTTAAATTCGAATAAGGCATTTATTTTTTCCTCTTATGGATTCAAGTCAATTCTAGGTGCTACAAATTTCATGTTTCCACCAGATTGAACATTATATGTACCGCCAACTTGTTCATTGTAATTACCGCCAACTTTTACATCTACGTTACCGTCAATTTTAACATAAGCGTCTTTTTTAACATAAACTTCAGCGTCACCTTGAACCGTTATGTTACATTTACCCATGATATAAACATAATCGTCACCCATTACAATTTCATAATTTCCCTTTGTGACTTTTTCAACTTTATCACCATTTGGAAACCACTCTTGAAACGAACCATTTCTATGAGCCATATGAATTCGTTCTGCACCAGGAGTATCATCAAATTCCTGTAAGTGTGCTGATTCGGTTTCCATAACTTTATTGTATGGATATTTTGCATCGTACTTTGTTTCTGGTTCATCCCAAGTAGAATTTACAGTAGGAATTCCCTTTACAACTTTATCTTTTCTCTCTTGAATAAATGTTTTAGACATATATTCGGGATCATGTCTTGCAATTCTTGATGTTGTTGGTTCGTCAAGGTGTGTAGATTCATAATCAAATTCACTCATCTCATCTGCACGAGGATATAACGGCGCTTTGTCTCTTTCTGTTATGACGATTCCCGATCCATCTTCTTTATAGTTTTTAGATTTTGGTGGTCGAGGTGCTTTTGCAAGTTCTTCGGCAGTTCTTGGATCTGAAAACGCTTTTTGTATGTTTGCTTTTACTAAAGGAATGTTTGGAAAAATTCCAAGCATAATGGGTGCTTGTGCGTTTTCTCCATCAGCAAAAAATCCGAAGACCATATCACCTTCTTTTGGTGCATAAGTGTGATCGTGATTGATTGGATTTGATGGTAAAGCCCAAGGTAAAAATTCTGTAGGCAGATATGATTTATCTTCGGCATGCCAACCAACGCAACGAACTCTACAACGACCCAACTTTAAAGGATCTTTTCGATCTTCGACAATCCCAGTCCACCAGATAAATCCGTTTTTACCAGCAAAGTCTTTCTTTTCTTCGTTTTGTTCCATATCAATATTCTAAAATTTCTTGCGTTTCTTTAATGTTGCCAACTGGAACAAATTCATTGTCAGTAGATGTTGTTGCTACTTCAATGATTGTTTGAAATTTTTCATATCCAATTATGTGTCTTGATGCCACGATAATGTATTTTCCCGTCAACGACTTATCTTCATTACCACTATCTTTTGATTTTTTTGCTATGTTCAAAACATTCAAATAAACATTGAACCCAGAAGTTAATTGAAAGTTTCCTGGCATAGTCAGTTTAACTCTACGTTCCATCAAGTTTTTCAACAATGCCCGTCTTTGAAACAAATATTGTTCGATGTTGTCTTCTTTCGAAAGTGATGTTGGATCTTTTTTCTTTATATACTCACTATATTGTCTGGATGCTGCAAATGTGCTAACTGTCTTTTTAGCATTAAACATCGTCACGTTATCTTGCTTATCTCGATTTGGAATGACACTTACGTTTGGATTTTCGTTCGCGTGATCCATCAATTTATAGTGATCATCATAACTTATCTTTTTGTCTGCAATCATTCTCATCATCGGATCAAAACCAATGAATTTACCAGAAGTTACGCCTGATCTTGTTTTGTCCATTGCATCGGTTTGTCCGACAATTTCCAAACTTCTAGCAGAACTAATTTCATCCAAAGCATCAACATCACTTGTGTTTTTAGGCTCAAATTTAATATCAAGCACAATTGGATTGACTAAAAGTTTAGAAAGTGATGCGAAGTTATAACCCGTCAGATTTTGATAGAACATAAAGCAAGGTGCTTGTCTTTCATCAACTGATCTTTTCGCACACCATTCGATTGCTTCAAGTGGTCTTAGATTTGGAATTACAACTTTTCTAATTCCAACAGTTTCATCGTAAATACCACCCAATTGATTTTCTGGAACTTTCAAATAATTCGCAAGAATATTTTTCACCATGTTTGTGTAGTTCATCTCATATGCTTGATTGATTCTTTG